TTGCGACCGCGAAATTGGGAGGAACAGGATCAGTTAGGTCTAACTTGGGAACAAATTGATGCGCTGGATTGGGACTGGTATTTGTGGGGCTATGGGTCTGCTGGGCATCTTGAGATTACAGCGGTTAGCCTATCGCCCAATCCGGTGGACTGTGGGGCTACGCTTCAAGTTTCGGTTACAGTGGAGATGGTGTTGACATGATTATAGATGATCTTATCACAAACAGAACACAGGAAGATGCTTCTTACGCTGCAGAACTGGCCGCAAAAGGGCAGAACATGACCGAAGAAGAATGGGCTGCTTATTTGGCAGGGCTTCGCGGAGCGTATAACTACACTGACCTAAACCGTGTTACAGAGGCAATGGAGTACATTAACGACCGGCTTTCTGGGTATGGTTATACGTCTGGTTACAAATCAATCGAAATTTCCCGTGAACAAGAGCCGAGTGGGAGACTGCCAAAGGGATATACCGAATTAGAGTATCTTGAAAGCAGCGGAACACAGTACATTGATACGGGGTTCAATGCGAATCAAGATACACAAGTGGTTATGGATTGCACACTGCTGTCAAACACCACCAGTGCGGCTGCGTTTTTTGGAGCAAGAAATGAGGATGCTTCAAGTGCTCAACAGTCATTTATTGCATGGTCTACGGGGAATGGAGCATCGATTCGAAGCGATTACTTTGGCGATAACCTATCTGCAACATATAGCTTAGTTGGCAGACGCATTGTTATTAACAAAAACAAGAATGTGTGCACATTTGACGATAAGACGGTGACTAATAAAACGAATACAGGACAACTTGCTTTATCGCTGTATCTATTTGGCAGTCATAGCGGAGCAACGGCAAATTTGCGCGGTGCGGTTATGCGGCTATATTCCTGTAAAATTTACGACAACGGACAGATGATCCGAGATTTTGTCCCGTGCAGGAGTGATAGCAATATCTTGGGGCTATATGATCTTGTGGGAAAGCAGATGTATCCCAATAACGGGAGCGGATCATTTATTGGCGGAGGCGAAGTCCAACCGGTTTTGTTTCGGGATTCAGAATTGGATCCTTACACCTGGTATGAATCCGATATTCCAACTGTTTCTCAAATGGATCAATACCTCGCAAATGTAGCAGCGATCCGCTCTGTTTTAGATATGCCTGACGGGACACCGAATACTCCGGAAGATATGGAAGCGTTGACATATGAAGAAGCCAACGATATAGAGCAGATCCTTGTAATCGTGGAAGAAATCATGAACCGGGTTGTTTCAGGGTTTCGTCGGAGCGGTCAGTTTGCGTTTTGGAGCGGAACGTTGGGGCTTCCATGCGCAGACAGTGATTTCGGTCGTACATGGGAGGAATTAGACAAAATGGAACGAGAGTGGAACGATTTGGAAAACGCAGACTGGTATCTTTTGGCCTATGGAAATTTGGGGGTGACAAAATGACTGATTTAACGTTCCAGGATCCGAAAGGGCTTGTGAATCGTGCAGCATTTAATGCGCGGTTTTCGGTGCTGAATGAGCTGTATCGGTATTGGTGGAAGCGGATAGGTGTAAATGGATCCATCATAAAAAGTGACATTACTGCTCCTGTTATCATTGGGGACAAATCTGCAGGCGTATCGATTGCGTATGGTACAGATCTAAAAATTAAATCAGATGGATCTGCGGAGATTGTTGACCCAATTGAATATAAAACCACTTGGATATCATCCGACGGAGCGCAGGAAGCGGCAGAGACGCTTGCATCTTTTGCTCCATGCTATCTGCGAGGTTTAACTGGTGACCCTGGCAATATATATTACCTTCCGAACGGAGCAACCTATGGAAAAGAATTCGATCTTCCGCTTCAAACAATATCGTACCAAACAAGTAATGTGTCCTTACAAGTAGACGGCGTTTCTGTAAAGGCACAAAAAGTATCTGTTAGCACAGAAATATCTGATTGGGAATATGTATTCTCTGATAGTCGAAATGCTTATCCTGATTTTGGAGAAAAAGATGGATACGAATATCAATACCTCGGTGTTCCGTTTGAGAACGCGAGGGAGAGCACCAAAATCTCTATTGGTAGCTATATCGGAACTGGGAAGTATGGAAAATCAAACCCAAATAGGATAGTTACAGGATTCAAAGTGCGCATGCTAATGATTTTTCAAGAGCGCGACAGCGCTGGAAGCATTTCCCCCTACAATACTAAGTATTTGAGTCCAGTTTTTTCTTATGGTAGCGAGATTATATGGTTTATAAGCCCTCCAGGTAGTACAGCATATTTTGTCAGTAATTGCAGACGTCTAGACCCTGAAAAACCACTACTTATCAAGATGGATTTTAATGATGACAACGTATCTTGGTATGTTGTTAGCGATGGAATTCCAGCAGGTAATGTGCAATCAGGGGATATTGGTCAATACAATGGATCTGGCATAACGTATCACTATTTGGCACTTGGATAATGAAGCATTCAAAGGAGGAATGACCTATCAAAGATCGCAACGTCCAATTTCCGAACCGCTACAAATTCACGAAAGTAGCAGGAACGGATGATATTTATGATATTGAACCTGCTCCTGGCGAGGTCGAAGAAGAGGGGGATTATTTCAATAAAGCGAATATGCTGCAGGATGTTACAGCAGAGAAATATGGTTTGGATAACACGGCAGTCCCGAATGATGTGTTTAATCTTCTGTGTGACTCCCCGGAGCACATTGGAGATCTAAAACAAAGTTTACGGGCAGACATAGGAGATCCGTGGCTTTTGTGCAATGGCGAACAGTTCCGCACAGACGATTACCCAGAGCTGGCTAAGTTGTGCAACAAAGAGCTGACGAAGTATCAGACACTCTACGATCTCGGTAAGATTGTCGAAGAAACTCATCCAGGCTATGCTCGCATTTTTCAAATCATTTACGTCAAAGAAAAAGGAAAGTGGTACGTATACTCAAGTAACAAATATGATGGAGATTATCAGTGGAACTACTTCCGATTGACTATTGTTGATGCTGCAACGGGTGCCGCAGAGGGTCACGAAGTAAAAATTTTGAGTGAAGACTATAGTTTCTACCTTGACTATGCCTTTATAGCATACAACAATGGGCAATTTGCTTCAATGCATCCGCTTGATAACAACAAAGCACCTCTGATTTTATGGAGCACAGACGGTTACAATTTCAAAGCTGAGACGTTTGGCAATGGCCTGGCTTCGGACTACCAGTATTGGAGCTTTGATTACTTAATTGCATACAATGGTGAATTTGTTGGAGAAGCGATCTATAGGTGGAGTAACGGATACGAAGTGCGAATCTTTCACGCTCCTACTATCGAAGAATTTATCAATGTTTCAACATACCAAGCTACGAAGACGACAATTACAAATAGTTGGAGCCCATTACCAAATGCCAACGAGTGGTATGAAAGAACTGAACAATATGGTCAGGCAATTGTAGAAATGGTGTGGAGCGATAACAACACGTGGTGCCCGCATACCTTAATTGACGCTGCTCTTAAACCACATTACTTCGATGGTGCTGAATACACGCGGGATACTGGAACCACTGTCAATGTAAACAATGGCGTTACATTCAGAAAAATTGGAAAGTACTTCTTCATGTTTTCCAAATATGGGAGCGACAGTCAGCGCCATGCTTATGGGTACTGCGATACCTATAACGGAACATATAAGTACTGCCCAATGGTTAAAGCGTTTGATAACTTGGATTTTGATTATGATGAAGAAAGCGGCCTGTATTACAGATATCAATTGTCTGGAAATAATTTGCAACTCGTCTATGCAACATCTTTGACGGATACAACGGTGACTACGCAGACAATTGCGACTATACCTGGCGACACTAACATTATACAATTCTGGAAGTCTGATCCGTCAATGAGTGGGTTGCTGTCCTGTAAAAATGTTATTGTGCAAAATCCGACAGGCGATCTGGAATCTCCTGTATTACCTACTATAAGCGACTCTACACATTATACTTATGTGAAAGCAAAAGATCGATGACAGATAATTTCCGGCCAGCGGATGCCTTCGAAAAATGAAAAAACCGCCCCCCTGTTGGGGAGCGGTATAAGAAAGGACTTATTCTCGGTGTATCTCTATCAGATCGTTAAAAGAGAAAGGAATCTTTCAAGACACCGATACTGTCCACCGGTACTATACCACCATTTCAAACAAATAGCAATGGGGGAATCCAAATGAATTACTACTTAAACCCGCAAAAAAATGAAAATGGAGGGTATTCCAATTTTCAGAGCACGTCGTTTCGCGGAGCCATCGAACTTACGGAAGAACAAGCGAAAACCTTTCTTGCTTACAATGGCTTTGTGACCATCCAGCGGATTGAGAACGAGGAAACGGGCGAGATCGGAACGCTGGTGGAGCCGAACATGGAGGCATGGGAAGCGTGGAGGGCGGCGCAGGCGGAACAGCCGGAAGAACCGGAACCGGAACAGCCTGTGACATGGGCTTCGATGGCTGCTGCGATCCGGAAAGGAGTGAATGAAATTGACTGATCAGAAGTATGTTCTGGAAACCCTGCGGCGCGCAGGGAAATCGGCGGCGGAACAGATCCAGACGGCGGCGCAGGATATGACTGGCACACAGCTTTATGCAGAAGATGGATACATACCGGAGTTCAAAGCGGCATCGGAGCGGAAGAACATGCTGGAACGGGCGGTTGGATTTGTCTGCAAATCTTCCGCCGGGCGTGTAGTGCGGCTGCTGCAGCCCTATGACAGTTCCGTGTATCCACAGGAGCCGGAGGAACTGCCTGCGCAGTGGGGCTTTGTCTGGTCAACGGATCCGGAAAAGGCGCTGCGGTTTATCGCGCTGGCCACCAGCCCATATGCTACCGGCGATTGCTGCACGGAAAGCGGCCATGTGTGGCGCTCGAAAATGGACAACAACACATGGAACCCGAACGAGTATCCCAGCGGCTGGGAAGATCTGGGTGAAGTTACCAGATAAGGGGGGACGCACTTGACGGAATGGGGTGTAGTGGTGGTGCTGATTACGCTCGGCACCTTTGGCATTGCGGTGGTCCGCCCGATCATTACATTGACCAGCACGATTACAACGCTGACGGCGGTAGTGGAGCAGCTCCGGGCGGATGTCAAGGAACAGGAAGAGCACAGCCGGGAGAGCCACAAACGGATTTGGAGCCATAACGACGAACAGGACAAGCAAATCAATGAGCATGAAAAGAAACTGACAGAACACGAAGGACGCATCCGCAATCTGGAGAGGCGTCATTAAAAGTTTATTACGGGCACTGCCTGTAAAATATATTACAAAGGAGAACGAAACAATGGGAAAAGCAACTGAAATTATTTTGAGCTACAGCAAAGGTGAGATCACGGTGGAAGAGGCCAACAAGAGACTGGCGGAGTGCACGGTGGGTCTGCGGCTAGATCCGATGAAGAACGCGATCACCGGCGCGGAGATGGCGCAGACGCACTCGGACGGCACGCCGGCGGGCACGAGCGGATACGGCTTCATGGATCATGGAATTGGCACTCCGGAGAAGATGCACGTCACAGCGGGCAAGCTGGACTATGATACGGGCTTTGATGTGAAAGGTAATGCGCCGAAGGCCACGCTGTACATCGCAGGCTATACCTTTGCTGTGGTGGGGGATCATATCGAGGTACACAATGAAGGTTAATATTCCGGTTCGCCTGAAAAACCCGTGGTTCTGGGTAGGCGTAGTGTCCATTATCATTACGGCGCTCGGCGTGGATCCACAGCAGTTTGTGAGCTGGGAAAGCCTGGGCGGGTACATTGTGGACGTGCTGCGCAATCCCGTTCAGCTTGTGACGGTGGTGCTGGCGGTACTGGCGGTCTTTATCGATCCGACCACCGCAGGAGTCAGCGACAGCGCGCAGGCGCTGCGCTATACCTGCCCCAAAAAGAGCGATTGAAAAAGCCGCCCCATGAGGGCGGCGAAAATTGACAAAAAGCGGAAACATATGATAAGATAGGCAAAGCCAGTAAGAGCGGCGAGGTTGTCCACTTCCTCAACAGGAGGTGCGGCGATGGTAACATTTGCTGATATGTTTACATACACGCTTGTGTTGATCGCGCTTGCCACTCTGATCGTTACGATCACAATGCGCAAGAAATAACCGCCCACCAGGCGGTGAGCGGCGTTTCCTTCAAGCTACAAACTTGCACAGGGACGACCGCCACTGCAATGGCAGCCATTCTTACTGGCTTTATTCTATCGCAGAGAGCCGCTTTTGTCAACTCATTTGACAGGGCGGTTTTTTGCTGCCCGGAAAGGAGCGATACTTGAGCAAGGTATTTATTGGCGTGGGGCATGGCGGAAGCGATGCCGGCGCTGTGGGCAACGGACTGAAGGAAAAAGAGATTAATCTCTCCATTGCGCTGCATCTGCGGGAAGAATTGCAGCGCCACGGTGTGACGGTTGGAATCAGTCGAACGGTGGATGAGGACGATCCCACCAGCGAAGAGGTGAAAGAGTGCAACGCATTCTCGCCGGAGTATGCGGTGGACATCCACACCAACTCCGGCGGCGGGATGGGCTTTGAAGTCTACCATACCCTGAGCGGCGGCAAAGGCAAGGTTCTGGCGCAGAACATCGAAGCAGAAGTCATCAAGATCGGGCAGAAAAGCCGGGGATTGAAAACCAGAGCGAACAGTGCGGGCAAGGATTATTTCGGCTTTATCCGTCAGACAAAGTGCCCTGCGGTGATTCTGGAATGCGCGTTCATTGACAGTGCGGACGCGCAGAAGATCAATACGGAGGAAAAGCGCAGAACGTTCGCTGCGGCATATTCCAAAGGTATTTTGAAAACGCTGGGCATTGCATATAAAGGGGAGGTGCAAACCATGACTACGGACGAGGCAAAGAAAATTATTATGGACAAGGCGGGGCTGGATGCGTATACGATTCAGTTCCTCGGTGCTTACAAGTACGGGGAAGATCTGATGGTAAAGTTGGCAAAGGCGATGAGATAAGAAAGGACGTGGATTATGAGCGCAAGAGTAAAATTACCGGAACCGCTGGGAAAGCTTTTGCGCTCTCAGCTCGAAAAGGCAATCTACGAATCGGCTTTGCACAAGGATGACGAACTGATTGCCAAGCGAAGAATTATTGATAAATGGGATCAGATTGATGTAGCAGCGGAGCTGGGCTGGTATCGTGGCGCTGTGAGTAACCACGAAAAATATGTATTCCAAAGAGTTGCTGACGTAGCCAAAAGTCTCTACACAAATCAAACATAAATCATACATAACCCCGACTGGGATCAACCCCAGCCGGGGTATTTTTCTGCGACAATATAGGCATGGAGGACGTGGGGATTTAGGGTTGGTACACGTCGCCACCCTCCTCACGATCCTCCTTATTTTTTACATAAGGACGTGTTCAAATGGAAAATGGAAGAGAATTAATTAGCCGTTTAGTGCGATGTGGTTTTACAGAATCAAATGCGACGGATATTTGTCAGAAATATGCCTCAGTTGAAGATTGGGCTGCGCTGGAATCATTTATTCAATCTGCAGAAACTTATCATGACGCAGGAGTGGAGTTATGAATTTTTATAATTATGGAGGATATCCAAATTACGCTCAAATTCCTCCCTCGATTCAGCCTCAATATGCACCGCAGATGACGCAGCAGGCTCAGCAGCAGCCATCTACTCAACCGCAGGTGAATTTACCTACCTTCAATGTAAGGCCTGTTACAAGCCGTGAGGAAGCGATTGCAAGCCAAATCGATTTTTTTAATCAGGGTACGTTAATGCCGAATCTGGCCAAAGGTGAAATTTATTTGAAGCGTTTTAACAATCAAACTGGTGCTTCAGATATTTTTACGTTCCGCGCTGAACAGGAACAGGCTGCCCCTGATTACGCTTCGTCTAAGGATATCCAGGAATTGCAGGAAAAGATTTCTGGACTCCAATCGGAAATTGAAAAATTGAAAAAGCGTGGAAAGGTGGTAAAGGGAAATGATGCCGATGCCGAATAATCCCATGCAAATGCTTATGCAGATGATGCAGGGCGGTGGAAACCCAATGTCATTTTTTGATCAAATGGGAAGAAACAATCCGCAAGTGCAGCAATTTAATCAGATGATCCGTGGAAAAAATTCAAATCAACTTCGCAGTATGGCAGAAAACATTGCCAAAGAACGCGGGATTGATCTTGACCAGTTTATAAAGCAGATGCAGAACACATTCCCAAGAGGCGGGAAGAGATAACAGACTTAAGCATTCTCACTTTTCAGTTTTCGGCCTTGATAAAAACCGAGTGTGATTTTGACACATTCGGCAGTGCGCAGGCCGATGTGATATAACGGAAAAGGAGATAAAATTATGGCTGATGATTCTATGGCTTTGGGCTATGCGCTTGGTCAAGACAGCAACAATGGGAACGGAAATGGTATGTGGGGCGGAGATGGCTGGTGGGCCATTATCCTCTTTGCTATGATCTTCGGCTGGGGCAACGGCGGCTGGGGCGGATTCGGCGGTAACGGCGGCATCAACAGTCCGGCTGGTCAGGGTGCATTGACACGTGCGGATCTGTGCAGTGAGTTCAATTTCAATGACCTGCAGAATGGCGTCCGTGGTATTCAGCAGGGCATTTGTGACAGCACCTTTGCACTGAACAACAGCATTAACAATGGTTTCCACGGTGTGGACACTGCAGTGTGCAATCTGGGGTATCAGACGCAGATGGGCTTCAATTCGCTCGGTGCACAGATGGCACAGTGCTGCTGCGATACGCAGACTGCTATTCAGGGCGTTCGGTATGATATGGCTACGCAGGCCTGCGATACCCGCAATCTGATCCAGTCCACTACACGGGATATCATCGACGGACAGAATGCCAACACCCGTGCGATTCTGGATTTCCTGACTCAGGATAAGATCTCCAGCCTGCAGGCAGAGAATCAGTCTCTCAAGTTGGCTGCTTCTCAGGCTAACCAGAACAGCTATTTGACGGCGACTTTGGACGCGCAGACCTCTGAGCTGATTCGCCGGATCAACCCCATGCCTGTACCTGCCTATCAGGTTCCTGCACCCTACCCCTATTGCGGTGCCTATAACAACGGTTGCGGCTGTGGCTGCTGAACAATTTTGTTGACTTTACCAATATGGTAATTCCGGCTTTGCCGTGACGATTTCGGGGCGGTGAGCTGATGTTCGCCGCCCCTGATTTTTGGAGGTAAAATATATGTCTTGCAAACCTGTATGCAAACTTTGCAATCACCTGGTGTTGTCCCAGGCTGTCGCTTTTACCGGTGGAAACTTGGAGATTAATCTGCCCGCCGGTTCCTACAACAATGGGGAGAAATACTGTATCGTTGTTGCACAGAGTATCCCTGATGCTGCAACTATTAATGCCCCGGTGTATATTACTATCGGTACAGGAACCACTCTTTACCCACTGACAAAGCGAAATTGTGCACAGGTTACCGCCTGCGGCATTCGTACCCGCACGCGGTATTCCGTATGTGTTGTGACAACGCCAACAGGAGGATCTTTCCGCATGCTTGGAAGTCCTTGCTGCGCTCCCAATAACAACCTGACTTCCATCGATGGTGGAAGTACAGTTGTTCCTACAGCTGCTGTAAGGGAGGTTTCTAAATGAAGGGTTTAACGAAAATGCTCATGATGAACCGTGAGAAAAGAAACGAACGTGGATATGACTATGATTCATTTTCCCATGAGTATTACCCTCGTGACGATTGGGGCGCCTGGATCGAAGGCCGGTTTCGGGATGACAGAGGACGTGAGCATTACGACAATGGGCGTTATGCGCCTATGAGAAATGAATATATGCCGCCCGTTTATAGAGAGCACCACGAGAATGACGGGAGGTATCGCCCAATGAATAAGATCGGCTTTTCTGCAGGAGAGAACTACAGTCGGCCTGAAATTGAAAAGAACTATCGAAGTGATGCTAACCACAAAGATTTCCCGGAAATGGATTATGGCCGTTACGGGAAAATGACTTCTGGTTATGCGTCCGGTGCGCCTGTATCGTTTAATAAGAAAATGGCAGAAGAGTGGGTATCAGAGATGCAGAACGAAGATGGAAGCACCGGAGGTCATTGGTCTCTTGACCAGGTAAAGCAGCTGATCTCTCAAAAGGGGCTGGACTGCGATCCCTTGAAACTCTGGGTTGCGATGAATGCGGAGTACAGTGATCGGTGCGCTGTCAATAAAAAGCATGGAGTCAATACGATCGATTTCTATGTAGACTCTGCAATTGCTTTTTGGCTGAAAGATAAAGATGCTGTACCGGACAAACTGGCAGAATACTACGAAAATATTGTAGAGTAAAAAGCTCATCTCTGAGTTCAATTTGTTAGTAATTTGTTAGTAACCTAAAGTGTTTTTAGATGATTTATAATGATTTGAATTGCAAAAAACCATTGATAAATCAAGGAAAATCATTTTCGAACAACCTTGCATATAAGCTGAATATATTTGACGTGCAGGGGGTCACAGGTTCGAGTCCTGTATTCTCCACCAGAAAAACCCAGAAACCGCAATGGTTTCTGGGTTTTCTTCTTTTCTCCTGAAAATGATTTGTTAGTAACGCGTTAGTAACCGTGATTTATTCAACAGACTTCACCAATGTTTCAATATCGATGTGGGTATAAACATTTGCCGTAGTGGAGTAGTCTGCATGACCAAGAATTTTTTGAAGGATCTCTGGGGGCATACCTTCTTTAACTGCTCTGGATGTGTATGTGTGCCTGGTTGCATGAGGTGTTTTGCGCTTAATTCCAAGCTTATCTAACAGGGGGTAATAATCCCGCTTTCGATAATTGGTATATACCTTTTGGCCTGTGTATCCAGAAAGTAGCAGTGGTCCATCTGCTTGCCTGGAAAAATACTCGAAATATGCTCTACCTTCTGGACGAATTGGTATGATCCGATTTCTGCCGGCTTCGGTTTTAGAGCCTCCAACGACGTATGTCCCGTGGTAGTCCTTTAGCGGAAGCGAAAATAGCTCCCCAATGCGCATACCAGTTGCCAAGAGCATGAGAACGATTCTTGCCGCTTCACTTCCGTCTTCTTCAAGCTTTTTGATTTCTTCGTCTGAAAAAATTTCTTTTTCTTTCTTCTTATTCTCTGGGAGTTGGACAAACTTTGCAAAATTTGTTGTGCATATTTCTTCCCGGATGGCCCATTGGTACATTTGAGTAATGAGTTGTTTGTGTTTTGACAAAGTAGAGTAAGACTTTCCAATGTGTTTGTCTATTTCTGCTTGGAAATCTGCGGTGCGTAAGTCTCTAAATTTTCTATTGTGTAGCGGTGCAAATACCTTGAAGGCGATGTTATAGGATGCTATACCGCTCTTTGTAATGGTTTTATAATGTTCCTCACGCCATCCCTGAAAAACTTCTGAAAATGTCATATTATAACGCTCGCTTAAATCTTTCCCAGATAGGTGCTCAAGAGCCTCCAAAGCGTCCGTTTTTCGCTCGTAGTATCCAATGATCACTTTATTTTTCGCAGCCACCCAGGGGCGTTTTCTTCTCCCCTGCAGCTTATAGACGGTGCCCGTCCTGTTGGCGCGCTTCAAAGCTTTTCTCTTTTCTGAGATCTGCTTTTTTCCGCACATAGGACAGTACAATGCACCATTTGGTAAAGTTGCTTTACATTTTGTACATTCCATTGACACTTACCCTCCATAGTGAGTCGCCAAATTTTACTGTCCCTTTACCACGTTCGGTGCACAAGCACCGGGCGGTTTTTTATTTTCTTCATATTCTTATTGGACAAAGCGCTGAAATAAATTTTCCAGTATTTGGCTATTCTGTCTGTTTGCGACACAACATATAGGTTTGCACCAAAACGAGACATTAAAAACTTGATAAAATGCGAATAGAAATTTTCAGATTACCTTGCTATAATAATTTCAAAAGAGAACTTATGTTCTATATTTTGATAGAAGGAGCAACTGGAAGATGGATAAACAAGATGTAACGTGCGGTGAATTGCTCAATGAGACTGAAGAAGAATTGAAAATCATTATCAAATCTTCTATAATAGATCTTACAAAGGAAGAAAAAGAAACTCTTTTGTACTGGATTAAAGAAATGAAATCAAGTAAGGAGGCAGCTCAATGAATATCAGCTACCAATACATTGAACCGGATATGATTTTCACAGATAACCGAGAGGAAGTGATTGATCGCATTCAAATCGGAGAATGGGACTGTATACTCTGCCCGCAAATGTTCGGCTATGAGTCTGGGTGCTATGGGCTTTCCGCTCCAGATAAGCCAAAAAATAGAACACGAGAAGAAGCTGAAGCGTGGCTTTCAGGTATTGAGCGGTCTGGAAGAAAAGCGTTCAATAACGAACCATTTAACCCTGATGACCTTCCAGAAGGAATCCCGGCGAGCCTTTTACCGCAAACCGTACAATAAACACAGAAACGGAGGATAACTATGGACTACCAATATGAATACACTATGATGAAAGCAGAACTTGGGAAAGACGGCTCCAACAAACTTGGCGCAATCTTGCAGATTCTCGAAATTGGAAACACCAATATCGCCCAGGCAAAGCAGATTCTAAAATACTGTGATAGATGTTTGGAAATTGGGACTAAGACCGAACTCAATTATTCCCGCCAAACAGAGTCGGAGTAACTTTTACTTTCGGGATCTCTTCCCTGTCGTCAACAAGTCTTTTAATAATATTGTATGTTGACCTCTCATCTCGATCTTTCGTGACTACTTGTTCAGTTCTCATTCTCTGGACTCCTTGATTTTTTGAATTCTTTCTTTTACAAGAAGTATTTCTGCGTGGCTCATCCCTTCAAGTTCATTTAAAATTTCATTTGTTAAATCGTCCATTTCACGCTCACCTTTCGGGGTGGGCGCTTTTTTTGTTTCTTCTCCAAAAAGAACGCTTACAGAAACGGAAAAGTATTCTGCAATTTTGTTTAGTGTTTCTCCGTTTGGCGTTGCCCCAGTTGTTCGCCACTTAATAGGTGCAGATTTACTTAACCCAATATCAAGGGCCGCCCTCGTTGGTGCCACGCCTTTTTCTTTACAAAGAGAAACGAATTTGTCATAAAACACAACTGCTCACCTCAAAAATTGTGCAATAAGTAGAAGTGCGCTTTTTTCAACTTTTCTCCTTGAAAGTTAACTATAGTTGTGCTATGATACTGACATGGGTTGAAAAAAGTATACCTCTTAGTTGATTATCGTTGACACCTATATGATACATTAGAGGTATACCAAAGTCAACTAAATTCTGCAAAAAAGATAACTTTCGTATCCTTGCCCAAAAAGCACGGACGAGTTTTGGAGGTGGTCTGAATATAGCGAGTTTGTGCCGAAAAAAAGGCGGAAAAGAATGGAGGTTAGAGATTGTTTCAGACAAAAAAGCGGTTGAAAGAACGGATTTTTCAACTTGAACAAGAACTGGAAAATGAGCGACACAAGAACCAGATTGCAGAGGAGAGCGGTCTTGCCAAGTGCAGGGGAGTCATATGTAAAGCGTGTAATCATTCAGTCTCCATAGAAGGGCCGTTTAAACAAGAACAGATAATTGGGTGCGATATAAGTACGAACTGCGAAAATTTTAGCCGCAGAAAAGACTGGAAATCGTTGTCCAATGTTCGGAAAGAGAGGTTATAAGACTTAAGAGTGCGATAGCCGTAGTAATCAGATATGGTACCCAAAACAGTCTGCGGTCTCTCCTGCGCTGTTCAACATAAGATTCTCCATCCAGTGTAATGCAATACCCTTCCTGCTTTGGATCTCCAACGCCATTTATGATTTCATCTGTGTTCCAACATGTAATAAAGTGGCTTGTTGCCAAAGCGGATATGTGCTTGCTGGGCGTTTCACTTTCGTTATGATCCGTAATTTTTTGTATCTGTTCAAATGTTAGTTTTTTCTTTCGATAAAACTTTTTTAACAGCTTATAAGAACGGTTATCCAGCATAAATATCACCTCAGCGGTGATTGTATCAGAATTAACCATAGTAATCAATAAAAGGAGGAATTATATGCCTGCAAAGTGGACTGCTGACCTCCTGGGTGAGATGCACTTAGCCGGTGTAACGGCCAAGCAACTTGCCGCAGAGGTCGGTTGGAATCCGAAGTACCTCAGCGTCGTGCTTAATGGGCACAAGGAGCCAAAAGGGGCAGAACAGAAGCTGAATGATGCTTTTGGCCGACTTGTTCAAAAAAATGGAACTACTTCAACGTGACTGTGGATGAGCTGTTATCCGAGGTCAGAAATTCAAGCGGCAGCATTTATCCAAATGAATGAGGAATAGAGGGAAGTACAGTTAAATATCCGGAAAAGTTCGGACTTTAGGTGTTCATGATGATTACTTAAACGACCGATTATATAACTGAAAGGAGACGGTTTCTATGAACCTGTCTGACGTAAAAACCTGTGATTTGGTTTCTGAATTGAGGCAAAGGGAGGGTGTAGAAACACACATCGCAGAGCCGTACCAAGATGTGACGGTCTCGGTAAACGGCCCTGCGGTAGTTCTGGTAGTTATTGATTAGTGGCACAATCGGAGAAGTAGAATAAAAATCCATAGAAAAAATCAGCCAGCCAGAAGAGCCGCCGAGAACACACAATATATCTCCACTCTTCATCACCTTCATTTCAAAAGCCTCTATACAAATGCTGATCGCCAACAGCGTTTGCTCGGCGGCTTTTCCGGCTGGCTGATAAAAAAGGCACAAAAATTGGGCCGCCTCTGATAGCAGCAGAGAACGGCCCATGACACCACGTGAAAGGACCACGAGGTATCGGAGAAAGTATAACACATCCTCCGGCCTCTGGCAAGAAAAGGAGGATTTTATTTATGAACGAAGACGACAGAATTAAAGACTTAGAACGATAGGCGGGAAATACACGCCGCCTTATGGACAGGCTTAACATGGCATACTACGGAATGACATGGGATGAGCTTGTGAAAACTCTTGGAAAGGATGGCGGGAACAATGATCGAAACACTGAATGCAGTTGAGGCGACAGAAATTCTCCGAAATGTTGGGCTACGAATTTCCCCGGAAACTGTCCGGGACGGGATCCAGCAGGGAGTATTCCCTTTCGGGGATTGTGTTATGTCTGGCGGGAAAGTCAAGTGGTGTTACATCTATCGGAATCAGCTGGATCGATGGATTGCAGAAAAGGAGGCGGCTTCCACATGACACGGGAAGAACGAAAACGCCGGCGCGCGGGAAGGCTACGTTTCTGGATCATGCTGGCGGCCTGCCTGATCGTAACAGTGGCGGCAGCCTCTACGATGGTTCAGGCTGCAGCGGAAAGCTCCCAGCCTACGGCAGAGGAATATTTGCAGGAGATCGGAGCGGAAAACGCGCAGCGCGCGGCTTTGGCAGATCTTTATAAGGAGTGGGAAGATGGAAACAATTGAGATTCAGCGCAAGGAACTGAACGGCGCAAAACCGCTGTGTTACGGATATAAAGCAGTCAAATGGGACAGCGGAACGAAGCAGAGGTTTCGATATGGAGAAACAGGGGAAAAACTTGAAGGTAAAATATTCCGTGTAGATGGAGATATAAATGCTTGCAGTTGGGGCCTTCATTTTTCGAAAGATCCTGCTAACGTTTTTAACTTTTATGAACCGTTAGGCTATAATCGCTATTTTAAGGTTGCAGCATATGAAAATATTGTCGATACGCCGGATGGATTAAAAACGGTTGCACAATGCATCGAGTTTGTTGAAGAATACGACCTCATGCAATTTATAAATCTGATAAAACAGTTTGATCGTTCCAGCACCGCAGTCAGCTACAGCACCGCAGTCAGAAACAGAACCGCAGTCATCTACAGCAACGCAGTCAACTGCAGCACCACAGTCAGCGACAGCAACGCAGTCAACGGCAGCACCGCAGTCAGCGGCAGCGCCGCAGTTAGCTACAGCGCCGAAGTCAACAGCAGCACCGCAGTCAACGACAGCACCGCAGTCAGCTACAGCATCGCAGTCAGCGGCAGCAACGCAGTCAACGGCAGCAACGCAGTCAACGGCAGCTATGGAATTCGAAATTGCAGAGGGGTTTTTCGTTCTTTGTTTTGTTCAAATAAAGATGGAATTTCTCACTATATTTTTAATAAGAAGTCAAATAAATATCGCGTAGAAGAAGTTTTGTGTAAAATCAGAGAATTTAATTGGATACCAGAATTTTCAAACTGGTATGGAATCAAAGGGAATAAAGAATGGTGGGCGTTTTGCTTCCCTCAACTGCAATATGTTGATAATGATATAGCTTGGAGTAAAATGCCCCAAAATATGCTTGACTATATCAAAGAACTCCCTGAATTTAATGAAGCCGTATGGAAAGAACTCACAAAGAAGTAATTCCAGTCATTTCAAAGAAAGGGGAAGAGAACCATGCGAAAAAGTAAAATCTATCGGGAAGCGGCAGTTTCTGTGATCAATGCAGGCCATCTGACGGCGTATGACAAACTGGAAATTCTGGAGGTTCTGTTGAGTGATCGGCACCTGGCAGAGTACAGCGAGTCCAGGGAACGGGAAGAGCAGAATGTTCCGCTGCAATGAGTGTGGGGAAGAATTTGACGCCCCGGAATATTACATAGAATACCACGGCGATGCATCGGCTCCGGGTGAACGCTGGGCGGTATGCCCGCGCTGCGGGGATACGGACTTTGAGGAAATAATTTATGGAGGGGGACCCGATGACGATTTATGAAAAAATGATGTCCATTATGGCTGATGTACAGTATTTGGCAAAGGATGACAGAGTTGAATTCGGAAATACGAAATATAAAGCCCTCAGTGAAGAAAAGGTAACGTCCATCATGCGTGCAGAACTTCTGAAGCACAAACTTGTTGTGTTTCCAATAGATCAAACAGCTATCCGATCTGGAAGTATTACCCATGTGGATGTGCGTTATCGAATGGTTAACGTTGAAAATCCGGAAGAGTTTATTGAAATTGTGTCCTGCGGAGACGGAGCAGATACACAAGACAAAGGCAGCGGAAAAGCAATGACTTATGCCTTCAAGTATATGTGGCTTCGTACTTTTGCGCTTCCAACCGGAGAAGACCCGGACAAGATTTCCAGCGAAGAACTGGACGCGAAGGAAAGAGAAGCAAAAAGCGCTTTAAAATGCGCTGACTGTGGTACGCTTCTATATCCTGTGAAAAAGCGGGATGGATCACTTTGGGAAGCAGAGGAACAAGCGGTATACAGCGGAAGGATGTTTGGGCACACCCTTTGCGCAGCCTGTATCAAGCGCGCACTTAAAGGGCCACAGGTATGACAATTCTAACCGTTACCGATGAAAAAATCAGCAGCGAGGACGGCGCGGTATGGCTGTGCCTGAAAGTGACAGACCCCGCTGCAGCCCGGCGGTTCTGTATGGCGCAGGACAAGCCCGGCATCGTCTACGATGTGGAGATCAAGGCGCATAAAGACAAACGGAGTCTGGATGCTAACGGCCTTTACTGGAGTCTGGTAGGGGAGCTGTCAAAGGCTGTTCATGAGAAACCAGAAGCGATTTACCGAAGCCATATCAAAGATATCGGAAACTACGAAACGCTGTGTATGCAGAAAGGAGCGCTTGAATCCTTCAAGGAACGCTGGTGCAGCAGGCATCTTGGGCGCATGGTGGATACGAGGGCATCCAAACTCCCCGGTTGTGTTACAGTGTTGGCCTATTATGGCAGCAGCGATTTTGACAAGCAGCAGATGTCGCATCTGATCGACAATTGCATCCAGGACTGCAGGGCTGTTGGTGTGGAAACCATGCCTCCGGATAAGATCGCGCTGCTGAAAGAAGAATGGGGGAAATAAAGTGCGCAATGAATACAACATGAAGCTGGACGGGAATGGCTATGCTAAGTCTATTCTTCAGGAAGGCTCCTGCTGTCACCTGTGCGGGCGCAACGGATCGATGGATAAGTTAGACCGCCATGAGGTATTCGGCGGCCCTGACAGGGCGAAAAGCAAGCGTTATGGTTTATGGGTTCTGCTATGCCATGACCGCTGTCACCTGAACGGAGTACATAAAGGGGCAAGCCTTCGTGTCCCGCTCCAACGGGAGGCGCAGATGGCTGCTATGAAGAAATATAAATGGGATACCGATGAATTTATCCGGATCTTTGGAAGGAGTTATCTTTGAATGCTGAATCATATTACGATCATGGGCCGATTGGCGAAAGACCCGGAGCTGCGCAGAACACAGGCTGGCGTTCCGGTAGCGTCGTTCCGGCTGGCAGTGGAGCGGGATTTCAAGGACACGCAGACAGGCCAGAGGAGTATTGACTGGGTCGATGTAGTGGCCTGGCGCGCGACGGCAGAGTTCGTCAGCCGATATTTTGCAAAGGGCCGTATGGCAGTTGTGGACGGCCGCCTGCAGATGCGCGAGTGGACGGACAAGGAAGGAAACAAACGAGTGTCCGCAGAGGTCATTGCAAGCAGCGTTTATTTTGGCGACCGCGGAGAAGAATCCGGCCAAAACGGATTGCATAACAGCAGTGTTTCCGACAGTGTATCTGGCAGTGAAACAGGCAGCGGATTCATCCCTATGGATGATTCAGGAGACGGAGAACTTCCGTTCTAAAAACGGGAAGTGAGTGAGCGAAATTGACTTATATTGACTACCTGAACGCGTTCAACCGGCGTGTCGAACATGGTCACTTATCCCCCACCGCACAGTTGCTGTACTTCAAACTCCTTGATGTATTCAACGTGTGCGGGTGGCCTGAGTGGGTCTCAGTAGATAACTTCCGGCTTATGGGCATGGTACAGGTCGCAAAGAAAGATACATTATGGCGGGCAAGGGACGCGCTTGTGTCCGGCGGCTTCATCGAGTACCGCAAAGGGAAAAAAGGCACCCCGTCACAGTTCAAACTCATACAATTAGATCAGTGTTTCTGGTCCGTTTTTGGGGTCGAATGTGGGGTCGAATGTGGGGTCGAAAACGGGTCGCAAATGGTACCCCATAATAAGACTAAGACGAAGACAACCCCCCAGAAAGAAAAACCCCCTACGGGGGTAAAAAGAAAGACGCCCCCTATCCCGACGCAGGAAGAAACCGGATTCAGCGCCGTGCTTCAGTCGGCGTTTGAGGAATGGCTGGCTTATAAACACGAACGGAAGCAAGAATATAAGCCCCGCGGGTTGGCAGCGCTGCAGAACAAAATCCGGAAAGCGGCGTCTTCTTACGGAGATAAGGCAGCAGCGAACTGCATTCTGGACTGCATCGCCAGCAACTATCAGGGACTGTTCTTTGACCGAATCAAGGGAGAAATGAAAGGCGTGAGCAACGATGATTACTGGAAACTCTGACGGCGCTCTGGTATTCCGCCCGGAGATGATGGATCCTTCTGCATCCACCGGCCTGTGGTGGTGTGCCACCGCGGAGGATGCGCAGGCGGTTGGGACGAACGCGGTGTGCCTGTCCCTTCTGGCAAAATGGTCGGATCTGGAGCCGTGGAAGGAATGGGTGGAACAGTTCCCGTACATACTGCTGGCCGTCCCTCCTGGGCCGAAGCAGGAGGAGATTGCGGAGGAGCTGCAGAACCGGTTTTTTACTCCGGTTATGGTCCCGAAGCCGAAGGCGTTCCGGGGCTGCGCCACGCTGAAAGAGCTGTGGGACAATGGGCGTTTCAAGGCGATGGACAAGCTGCTGATGGAAGCCGAAGAGCTGCCGGTGCAGGGCCTGTTGAACCTTGCCGATGTGGATACAACGAAACGGAAAAACGCCAGGCGCGTGGTGTCCGGGATCCCGGAGCTGGACAAAGCCATCGGGGGATTCAGCGGGGGCGCTCTGTCGGTCTGGACGGGGAAACGGGGCGAAGGGAAAAGCACATTGCTGGGCCAGATCCTGCTGGATGCGGTGAATCAGGGGCGGAAGGTATGTGCCTATTCCGGAGAGCTCCCGAAAGAGGATTTCAAAATGGGCCTGCTGCAGCAGGCGGCCGGATATCTGCATGTGAAGCGCCGGGAAGACGCTGTGAGCGGAAGAGTGTTTTATGACATTGCTCCATCCGTGCTCCCTGCGATCAACGCATGGTGGGACGGGAGATTATTTCTGACCGATATCCAGCGCAAAGATGCGCACGACGAGGCAAATATCATGAAGATCTTCGAGTACGCTTATCGCCGGTACGGATGCGATGTGTTCCTTGTGGACAACATCATGACCGCAGAGCTGAAAGACGAGGCGCAGCTTGGGTTCTGGCGGGCGCAATCGTCCTTTACCGGGCGGCTGGTGGCCTTTGCAAAACGCCTTGACGTGCATGTGCATCTGGTGGCGCACCCCCGCAAGACCGGGGATAAGCCGCTGGAGGCAGACGATATTGGCGGATCCAGCGATATTACGAACCGCGCAGACAACGTGTTCAAGGTCGAGCGCGTCCCAGAGGACAAAGTAGGGGAGGCGGGCTATTCCTCCCTGCTGACGATCTTGAAAAACCGTGAATTCGGCGCAAGGGCTCGGATTGGGCTGGAATATAACGAGCCGTCAAAGCGGCTCTATCAGGCGGGCAAAAGCCCGGCAAAACAATATTCGTGGGAGATGATGACATGACAAGAGAGCGGGTAAAAGAACTGGTCTGCGCGGAAATCAAGAGATACGCATCTCTGAGTACGATCTGTGCATCGACGGGATCCAAGCGGCACGCTGCGGAGTATGCGGATGTCCGCGAGGCGTTAGAAACGGTTTATGCGGCGTATGAGGGCACGGAAGATGGTTGAATTTACGGTTCCGGGGATCCCGGAAGGGAAGGGCAGGCCTCGGGTGACGAGGAACGGAACCTACACGCCATCCAAAACGCGGGAGTATGAGAAAAAAGTTCGGCTGTGCTGGGCAGAACAAAGCCGGGAAGGATTCGGCGCCGGCGTCCCGCTGCAGGCGGAGATCACAGCTTTTTTTCCTCTGCCAAGAAGCCTGTCTCGGAAAAAGCGCTCTGCAATGGACAGAACGAAGCACACGAAGAAACCGGATGCGGATAATCTCGCAAAGGCAATCCTGGATGCTTTGAATGGTTTTGCCTACAAGGACGATTCTATGGTGAGTGTTTTGAGTGTGAAAAAGATCAATACCGAAGGTGCCCCTCATGTGGATGTTTTGATTCGTGAGGTGGAAGATCTTGAAAAATAAAGAGTGTCTTGGCTGCATTTACTGCGGAATCATTCACGAATCCAACATGGTTTATTGCGATTTTATTGGAAAAACCAAGATGGCAAGGTCTTTGCTTTGCCCGCCTGGGAAAGAATGTACCGTTCGGAAGGAGAGAACAAGAGAAGATGGGCGTTAGAAGAGATACCCCAAACCGGCTGACACTGTACCGCACCTGTGCTACCTGTGGAAGAGGCATCGTTACAACGGCATCCTCTCCCTTCATGCGGCTGGTACAAGCGGATGGGCACGCGAAGATTTCCTACTACTGCTCTGAGCGTTGCAAGGCCGCCAGCTATAAGCACCTGTTTGACGGGCGCGCTGGTGATCGTAAGCGGAAGCGGGACGCAGCCCGCAGCGCCGAGAAGAACCGGCGGTATTATGAAGCCCACCGGGAGCAGGAAAAGGCGCGGCAAAAGGCCAGGTATTGGGCGGATCCGGAAGCCAGAAGGGCAGATTTGCGATACAGCAGAGCCAAACGAAAGGCAGCGCAGAGCCAGGGGTCTGGCTGCATTGCAAGGCCGGAGCCGGGAAAGCAGGAGATAGGTAAAACAGATGCTTGCTCCGCTGTTTGAAGAGAAAATGCAGATGGAGATCGAATTATGAGTATGGATAAAATCAACTGCTGCAAAGGCTGTGAAAAACGTTCGGTGGGATGTCATAGCGCATGACCGGAATACCGGTTGGAGCGGGATGCGCTGACGAAAAGGAATGAACTGCAGATCCAAGCGTCCCTTGCCCGCCATGATCGATACTATGCGGACCATTTCAACAAAGCCCGAAAGAAAGCGAAGTATGTGAACGGCTTCAAGAGCAAGACGCGGTATTGGTGAAATGGATTGAAGAAATTGGAGGAATCAATATGAACACTTGGACGGCATTTGCTATGGGAGAAGCCAACCGTAGAAAAGAACTGATGATTTTTGATTGGGACAAAGCTGCAAGGCTTATCAGAGAAAGAAAACCAGAATGTGCGGGTGCTGGTCTCCGGGGAGATTGGGAGTATACCGGTGGAACGATTTATGAGTCTGGAAAGCCGGTGATGAACGATTATACATATCTTTCTTCTACTTGGGCCGTTCCTGAACTTGATATGGATGGAGAAATTGTTAATTGTTACCGCATGGAACACGAGGTTCCTGGCTGGAATTCAAATACGAAATGGCCCCAAAGCGCGCTTGATATTCTGAGCACGGTGGAGATGGAGATGCTGGAGGGGATGGAATGAACACGCTGATTTTGTACGCTATGGGAATTGCATCGCTGGTAGTCATTATCGCCGGGGCATTTTTCGTGGTGGTCATGATTGTGTACTATATCCAAGTCATGTGGTCAAAAATTTCTGCCTGTGCTAATAACACGATGGAGTATTTGCGAAACAAGCAAGATTTTGAGGTTTACAAAGCTGACGTGCTCCGCTGGGATACAATGAAGCGAGAGAAGGCGCTGAAGTGCCGGGAGTGCGCGTACAGGAAAAAGTACATGGACGAGGAGGCCCAGCCATGACGCGGGAAGAAGTGAATTACACTTTAGGGAGCCTGTTTGATGGATCGGGCGGTTTTCCTCTTGCCGGTAGCTTATGCGGTATCACGCCGATATGGGCGTCAGAAGTAGAGCCATACCCTATCGCTGTCACGCGAAGCCGCTTCCCGGCGTTGCAGCATCTTGGCGATATCAGCAAAATCAACGGGGCGGAGATCCCGCCAGTGGACATAATTACATTCGGTTCACCGTGCCAGGATTTGAGCGTTGCCGGTAAGCGCGCAGGCTTGAAACACGAATCCAACGGGGACGAAGAAACCACGCGCAGCGGCCTATTCATGGAGGCTGTGCGCATAATCAAGGAAATGCGAGGTGCAACCAATGGAAGATACCCAAGTTTCGCTGTTTGGGAGAACGTACCGGGAGCGTTCAGCAGTAACAAAGGAGAGGACTTCCGCGTCGTCCTCGAAGAGCTTATCAAAATCGCGGAGCCGGCAGCCGCGGTGCCTCCGATGCCTCAAGGTGGATGGCCCTATGCAGACTGTTATGTGGGTGACGGATGGAGCGTTGCTTACCGAACTTTCGACGCGCAATATTGGGGAGTGCCCCAGCGTCGCCGTAGAATCCACCTTGTCGCAGATTTTGGAGGCGAACGCGCCGGAAAAATACTCTTTGAGCGCGAAGGCGTGCGAGGGTATTTTACGCAGGGCAGAACGCCGTGGCAAGGAACTTCCGCCGATGCTGAAAGCGGCCCTGGAACAGCAGATCGGGAGGGAAACTGCATAGCGTTTCACATGCTGCAAGATCCTATCACGAACACAAAAATATCGCCGTGCATAGGGCAAGGAAATTCTGACCACGGGCAGGCCAGCATTGGAATCTGCTATGCAGCTGCATTCAAAGCGGGACAGGGAGCGAAAGCGGGTGGGATCGGATGGCAGGAAAAAGTTTCTCCGACGCTGGCCGCCTCACCAAGCGGAACGAATCAGGCTCCAGCGGTGTGCATGAAATACCTGTTTGAGAACCACAGCCAAGACACCCGATATAAAGGCCCTCTTGATATTTGCCCCATGCTCCCTGCGCAGCTTGGCACAGGCGGGAATAATACGCCATTTGTGGTCGAGGGAACGCCTGTAATCTGTCTGCAAGGAAATGTGATTGATCGTGCAGAAACGGCGAGGTGCAACGGGAAGGGCTGGAAAGAGGATGTTTCTTACACGTTGAACACCATTGACCGCCCCGCTGTCGCTTTTGCTATGCAGGCGTTCGGGAAGTACGCAGAAAGCGATACAGCAAGCGCCATGAAAGCGCGCGACTACAAGGATGCAACAGATCTTGTGGTCGAAAGTTCTCTAACCCCGTGGGACAATCAAGCACGGAGGATATACAGCGAAAATGGTGTATTCCCTGCGATATCTGCAAGAGAGAAAGCAGGTCAAAACCAACAGGCTGTACTTACGCATTACATTGTGCGCCGCCTTACACCAACCGAGTGCGCACGGCTGCAGGGCTTTGCCGACCGATGGGGAGATATCGACCAGAAGGAGGACTTCACAGAGGACGAGCACCGTTTCTGGCTGAATGTCCGCAATACACATGCCGCCATAAACGGCAAGACGGTCAAGGAGTACACCAAGGCGCAGATGTTGACGTGGTACAACAAACTCCACACGGACAGCAGCGAGTACAAAATGTGGGGCAATGGTATAGCTTTGCCACCTGCCCTATATGTTATGCAGGGCATCGAGAATGTTTTGAGAAATGGAACCGAAGGGAGGACAAGCCATGAGCATGACGCGGGAAGAAGCGGCCATCAAAAGCTGTGAGGATAGAATCAAGCACCTGGAAAGCGCCCCGCCCCACCACTATGGGAAACGGCAGCGGGAAAGAGCAATTGAACTGGAAAAGGTAAAAATAAAGGCCCTCCGCCCCGTCAGCCGGCAGCAGGTAGAGAAAGTGTGGAAGGGTGAGTGGGTTAAGCGTCACAAGCACCGCGGAGGGTTTCGCCGTGTGACTGGCATGGATGACATGGGCGAACAACACACCATCACGATTGACGAGAGGTGCGAGTATGACGACCTTTACTGCTCAAAGTGCGGCAAGCAAAGCCCGGACAACTTCTTGAATTTTTGTGGATATTGCGGCGCTCCCATGACGGACGAGGCCGTGGATATGGAGATTAAGCGATTGGAGGCGCTGTATGGAGATAGGTGACGTGGTTGTCTGTATGGTAAGCGGTGTGAAAGGCGTGATAACGAAAATCTACACCCCGACCGCCTCGGCGATGCAGATTATGGTGCGTACGGACGATGGGCGGCTGTATCATGCGCCATATAATAATGGAGATTGGAGGACACTGAAAAATGGAAGTACGACCGATTGATGGGAACGCTCTGATTGAGTTGTTTAGTCCGTATTTACATGCTGATGAGCCAATCTAGGCAGATGTTGTTATTGAGGATATCCGCTCTATGCCCACCCTCACTCCGCTGAACGAGCCGCTGAAGCTGGCCGGCAGATTAACGCCCAAAATGGTGACCTGTCCGAAAGGATGGAAAGGAGTACGGGATACCCGCTTTTATTGCCCCGGCTGCAAAAAAGCTGTGAAAAAGGGCGAGGCGTATTGCCATAAATGCGGGCAGGCTCTCATATTCCCTGCCGAGCGATACGACAAGGAGAACAATAGAATTTGGTTGGATTTTTCTGACCGCCGCCCGCCGGAGGGAGAGGAAGAAACCTGATGGAAATTGAGAAGCTGATTGAGCGGCTGAATGGATTGTACACGACGCTTAGAGAAGAAGGTGAACAGAAGTGCTCACCAGAAATAAACACGGTCGCATTTGTGTTGATGGACGCCGCCACCTCCCTCTCCACGCTCCAGGCTGAAAACGAGAAGCTGCAGTCCGAGCTGGAGAAGGTGAAGAAAGCCCTGGCTATGATGTGGTTTGCGTATGGCAACAAAGACGGCGAATTTCCACACGAATACGAAATTGAAGCCATGAAAACGGCAGAGGAGATTTTAGGGCCATGGGAAGAATGTATGCCAAAGTATTTGAGACGCAGCCAGAAGGAGGACTGATATGGAACGGTTAACCTACCGAGATAAGGAGGGACGCGCTCAGTGGATGCCGGAACTTCTGGAGGATGATAGCGGCTTGGCTGGGGCGCTGATCCGTGACCGCCTCGCCGCCTACGAGGACACGGGACTAGAGCCGGAAAGCTTCAAGAGAACATTCACCGAGGACGCACTGTTAATACTGACAGGCCAGCTTCTGGGCGTTACGCCTGACCGCCTCCGCGAGCTGGCCCAGGCTGATCGGGATGGGCAGTGCGTGGCGCTGAAAACGGATAGAAAAAAACTGGAAACCGCTTTTAACATTGTTGTAAAGTATGGGTTTTGCGGAAATTGTAGATGGATTTTCGAAGATAAGCACTGTTTAGAGTGTGATTGCTACCAGAATGGTGTCAGGATTATTAGTGATGCATTATTTGGGTCAGAGGCCGCACTACGGAGGGAGCAGGATGGCTGATATTATGATGCTCATAGCTTCTGTGGAATGGATAGCCTTGGGTATTCTTACCTTTTGGAAGCTTAGGGGATGGAACAAAAAAATGGATGAACTGTACGAGGATATGAAAAATTGGGCGGTGGACGAATGAAAGAGTACATCGAGAGGGCAGTTGTCAAAGAGAAAATTCTTTCCTGGGCAGTCTGCATCAACCACCCGGAATTATTGAGCAAAGAAGATACCATGCACTGTATTAACTCTCTCCCCGCCGCCGATGTTGCGGAGGTGCGGCATGGGAGATGGATCGAAAATACATTTTGTTCTTGTTGTGGTGGATTTGATGAAGATGATAAAGGAAATATCATACAGAGTTTTTATAATTACTGTCCCAACTGCGGCGCTCGCATGGACAAGGAGGACGAGCATGAGGCTGATTGATGCATATAAATTACTACTTGATATTATGCCGGAGGACGATTTCTGCTCCTACGGCCAGCGAAAGGATGACGACCATGACTAATCTGATGTTTGTCGATGCCGAGTGCCCTAACTGCGGCGGGAACTGCGGAAATGGAGGACACGGAGATACCTTTTATTGCCCCTCCTGTGGATGGAAAGGGAAAATCGAGGGAGCCGAAGATGATATGAGACTTATCGAGGAATATATTCGGTTTTGTCTGGAACGGGACAAGGAGGCCGCCCATGACTAAGTACTGCGCCACCTGCGCCTGGTACGAGGACTATCAGGGCGTGTGCTGTAATGGAGACTCCCCGAACTGTGCGGACTTTACAGCCCCGGAACAGCGGTGCAGGGAGTGGGAAAGGAAGGAGGGCGGCCATGAGAAGTGAACTATGGCTCGGCTATGTGGCCGGTGCGCTGACCTTCGGCTGGCTGCTTCCATGGATTGGGAGGAAGATCAAATGAAGTTTCGGAGTAAGACGGGTGAAATCTCACTTACCATTGACCAGGCATTAGAGCAGTTTTGCGATAGTCAAAAAGACTGCGACTATTGCAAGCTTCGGGAACCCATAAAGCAATACAAAGGGACAAAAAGGCCATGCCATGAATACGCAAGGAACAATCCCCACGAAGCTGCTCGCCTGATGGGCTATGAGGTGGTGGATGATTTGTTGGATCCGACAAAACATAAGGAGGAGGTCAACATGGATCAGCAGGTGCAGCTGCACAAGAAGATTTGCAACGAGCTGACCGCGCTGTTTGAACGAAAAAACCACGACTATGGAGACAGCTTCCGCCAGACCTTCGCGGAAGAAGGCTGGCCGATGGTGCGCATCCGGCTTTCGGATAAGCTACACCGTTTCAAGGCACTGACGCGAGGCGATAGCCAGCAGGTGCAAGACGAATCACTCCGGGACACGCTGATGGATCTTGCGAACTATGCCATTCTGGCGATGATGGAAATGGACAGGAGGGAAAGAGATGAAAGTGGAAGCGATACCTTGCGCCGCGTGTAAGTGGTGGTCAAACGAGCCTGTGATAGGAGAAGACGGCCGAACATGGGGGCGGTGCAAGGTCACTGGATGCATGACGGATGCAGACTTTTGGTGCAAGAAGGGAGGAACAGAAGAAACCCTTTATACAAGCGATCAGATACAAGATATGGTGCGGAGGGCGTTTGATAACTCCTGAAAACACAATATATTGATATAAAAATCTATAATTCGATTTACAAACACAAGATATTGTGGTATAATAAAGAAGGAAGCAAAGAATATGTACAGCAGACACGTGCACATTCTTCCGAGGATAAAGGCGTATTCCATACTTCTTTTTCCCCTCCTTACCCGCCCGCGTCCGTGGCGGCAATAACGGCGAAATATGCCGCACGAGCGCATCAGCCCACTTATCCGGGCCGGAGGGTCGCACCCTCCATGCGGCACCAGCGTGGGTTGCCAACTTCTCCATGTGCAGGCAACATCTAGCCCCAGAAAAAAGCGCCTGATGAGGTAGTAACGCACCGAAACGCCTGATGGCGTCGCGCGGAGTGGCCCAACTGGGGGAATAACTGGCCACCAGTGGAGAATGACACCCCGGAAAGACGGGGACATGTGGAGCCTGGGACGGGGCGGAATCCGTCGCTTAACCGAAAGGGGTAGAGATCGCAAGTTCAAATCTTGCAGGTTCCTATGACTGTGGAAAGACACTATACCGGCAACCCAACAGCGTCTAAAGGGTCCGGAGAAGGTACTTGACGCCCGCCTGTCATGGAGGCGGAAGCGGTGGCGGCGCATGACTTCCACCGAACTGCTGGGTCGCTCCCGTCCGTGGAAGCCGGACGCAGGCAAAACGCGATAGGAAACCTGAGCTGCTGTGAGCAAAGCAGGCAAGCCGATCAGGAGCGCGGCGCGCTGGCATACCGCAACGGGACTTCGAGATCCTGAGAAAGTATGCTTCGGCGCTATCCCGCTGAAAACTGCCGTAGGACAGTGAACCGCCGAATGGCATGTAGCTGACTGATTGATGGTGTGACAATTAAGCGGGAAGCGCCCAGAAAAAATTTGGAGTGCATGATGGGAAAGGCAAAGCGTAAACCAAGACCGTCTATGCCAGATTGGTACTGGTGGGAACAGGATGGATGCTGGTTCTGCAAAAATAGAAATAATTGTAATCAATGCAAGGCTAACAGAAGAGCATCAAAAGAGAACCACAAGTTGAAAAGAAAAAGAGACAAAATAGCTGAAAACAGATTTTATGATTGGATGGCGTAAAGTTTGTGGATGTGCTTAGAATCATTGCAGGATTTATCTTCCTTGTCCTTATTATTGTATATGCTTATTTAGCCTTCAAAGCGAAGGAAAAAGATGACCTGATTGGAATGGTTTGGAACTTGTCTTTTATGATTTTTATGAGTACTTGTATCAGGTAGTCAAAAATATGCCGAGTGCTGTAGCAGAAGCGGAAGCGGCGACCATGGCAACGCCGTATACGTGTGGAGGCTCAATACCTCCTCTCGGCTCCATTGTGGCAGCAACCTGTTTTCGGAATGTGGGCTGCTATCCAACACGGAGAGAATTGGGTGGGCCGTGTTGGGCTTTGTATGCCACTCGCATGAGGCGGGCGGTGGAACCATCCAGACAGATCTGCATTCAAGCGCGAGAAGCTAAGCGCATGGAGCTGTGCACACATCAACGGCCATTTAAGCCGGATGTGCCATGTGGCTGGTGAAAAGATGCTGGCCGGTCTGGAACCATTGAGCGGTGGCGGAATAGACACTAATTGTGGTAAAGCTTGTGCGATTGCAAGCAATAGTAGACGCTATGGTGACGGGTAGAATGGCACCTATAATCCTGCTAACGGTATGGGCATAGTCCCTCGGGTTTGTAGGCCGCAGAAATGCGCGACGGGCGTTAGACAGCAATCCATTCATGTTAGGTGCAAATCCTAACCCGCTCAAATATGTCGTCCCGCAGGCGCAGGATCCGGGGACGTGCCTAAATCTTTGAACAACAGACTGGTAAAGCAGGGGATCACAAATCAAGGGGCTCTATATTTGACCAGCGACTATGTGAAGGCGGTGTTTGGGAAGTGATTTGGATTCCAATATTCATTATCGCTGGAATTGTAATTGCAGTGCTTTTTTCGAGAGATGTGGCAGATAGTTTGCCCGGAAAGATTTTCACCGGAATTATCACGGTTCCTATCTTTGCAGGAGTTGGCTGTTTGCTTGGAGCAGTTGCCGGTATTCTTCTTGGCCTTGTTGGACTATTGATTATTCCAACAGAAACAACGACTATTTCAGAAACTCCGATTTATTCTCTGGCAGACCAAACACAGTACAACGGCAGATTTGTTATTGGCTCCGGCCACATAGACTCTGACCTTTGCATTTACTATGTGGCAGAAACAGACAACGGGAAGAAAATCATGGATTCTGAAAGAGAGTACACGACTATCATTGAATCCGATACCCAGACGCCGACTGCGACAGTAACGGGAGAGCGATATAGATGGAACTGGCTAAACTGGATTGCCATTGACCTGCACGACTTTGTAGACGAAACAACTCTTGTAGTCCCGACTAACACAATCACGACTGAATACAATATTGACCTGAAATGAGGTGACAACTCTGAGCAAGAATGATACGACTATGGATCAGGCCGTAAAACGGAAAAGAAACCGTCCAGACTTACAGCAGTTTGGGTATGAACTTTCGGAGCCGGGAGATAACAGCAAGGCGACTATGTTCATACAAGCCCTCAACAAATTTGATAGAGTTGACCTCTCTGACGAGGATGCTGTAAAGCAGAGAATTGACGAGTTCTGGCAACTCTGCATCGACTTTGACACAAAGCCACAGGTATCTGGTATGGCTGATGTGCTTGGACTTGATAGGCGGCGACTATGGGAAATTACTCATGATGTTGCAGGGAGAAACCTTGAATGCAGCTCTGCGACAAGGGACTTGATAAAAAAAGAGTACAGAAAACTTGAAGTTTTATGGGAGTATTACATCCTGAATGGCAAGGTAAACCCAGTTTCTGCAATCTTTTTGGGGAAGAACAACTTTGGTTATGCAGATCGCCAAGAAATCACCCTAACGCCTGGAACGCCCCTCGGCGACTCTCCCGACCAAAAGCAGCTTGAAGAGCGGATCGCCGAATCTGTGATAGAAGAATAGCCGACTATAAAACAGATTATGTCTCTGTAATAAGGACAATTCCGCGAATTTATTGTGCAATTCGACTATATGGGTGTCGCTAAAATTCGGGGTAAACACTTTTTGACTGCAGCATATTGCACAAAAATGTTCCTGATATGAAGACTCTCGGCTATTTAAGCCTGCCTTAGCGACTATACTTTGACTGCGGCAGGTAATGGTATCGTTATAAGTGGAAGTGGAGGTCACCTGTCCAGTTGTCCCCGTTTCCGTTGCCTGTCTCGCTGTGCCACCAGCGGGGCGGGCCTTTTTCTTTGCTCTTTTCATTCGCTGCATCCTCCTTACGGAATGTTGTGGGATCTGTCATTTTCTGTTTTTTGGATTGCGTTTCCCTCCAGGATTGGACGCAAAAATACCGCCTGCTGGCCATGATAGGCCGCACAAGCGGCGGGAAGTTGTTGGGTAGTTACCTCCCATGCTGGGAGGGCTGGAGGGCAAAAAAGCCCGCCCCATAGCGGGGCGGGTGGTGTATGCTGTTAGATGTCCCATCCCTCAGACAGGACGCGGAGCGGGATAAACGGACCACCTCTCTGGGTGTGGTCGATGATGCAGGGCACGTCGTCCACGTTAGCGGTCAGCTCGTAGCAATCAGGGCCGCGAAAAATGCGCTTCCTTCCGTCTCCGGCCTCTGCCGCCTCAAACCCTGCGGGCAGCTCCACAGTAACGCGCCGGATCCATGTCCGGCTAATTTCCGGGTACTCCTCAAGTGTTACCTCTGCGGGCTTGCCCGTCTGGATCATATCGCCGGTGCGGGTGATATATAACGTAGTAGTCATATTATGCCGTCCTTTCCCCAGGCTTTGCCGGGCTCCGTTGTGTTGATTGTATCGCGCCCGCTTAGGGCAGTCAAGATTTTTTCGCCGTCTCCCAGATCACCATAAGCGGGAGGAGCAAGACAAACAGGACAATCAAGCGGGGGTCACCTCCATTCTTCGGTCTCCTTGCGGCTCTTGCCTTTCCCTGCCGGTTGTGTTACACTGAGGGCGACATGTGGCAGGCCATGCCGCCCCGTGTTCTTTGTTAGATAGCCGCTTACTTGTTAAGGGTAGGGCGGCTATCTTTTTTACTGCTTTGGAATGGCTTCCCGGATAATGCGGGCCGCATCCTGCGGGTCTTTGGCTGTGGCCTCTACCAGTTTCGCCAGGGTTTCAAGGTAAGATGCTAACTCGGTCTGGGTCATGCTATCAGTCTCCATTTCGTGTACCTCCTGCCCGGTAGATTCAGCGCGGTTTCCCTTGCTGTGATTATATGATAACATATTTGCTTGATGTAGTCAACAGAATTTACAAATATTTTTATTTATTTTTTGAGTAGTTGCGATTTGTGCCAAATTATTATTATATATATGTGGGCTGTTTGGTATGGGTATACCCCAGATAATCAAGGTATTACAAGGATAACGGGCCGCCGGGCACCCCAGGGGGATAGGACAGGGCGGCCACCCACCACCTGAGCCCCCCTACCACAGAAAAATTAAAAAAAGCAAAAAACATGTTGACAAACAACAAAATTATTTGTTATAATGAATTTGCAAACAAAAGGAGGCGAGATGGGATGGCTGAGAGCATTTGTGTTGGATATGCGCGGGTGTCCTCGAAAGACCAAAATGAGGAGCGGCAGACTAAAATGCTGAAAGAGGCCGGAGTGCCGGAGCGGTACATCTTCATTGATAAAGAGAGCGGGCGGGACTACAACCGGGACAAATGGAACGCGATGATGACTGTAATCCGAAAGGGTGATACGGTTTTTGTGTGCAGCCTTGACCGGCTCGGAAGAAATTACACTGAGACTGGAAAACAGTGGGAACATATCACGAAGGAGATCGGAGCAGATATTGTTGTGCTGGATATGCCCATTTTGGATACCAGGAAAACGAACGATCTTACAGGAACGCTGATTGCTGATATTGTATTGAAAGTTCTTTCGTATGTGGCTGAGAAGGAAAGAATCAACACGCATGAGCGGCAGGCCCAAGGGATTGCTCTTGCTAAGGACAGAGGCGCATATAAAGGAAGAAAGCCGATTGAAATAGATGAGGTGGCTTTCGATGCAGCCTACAAAGAAGTTCTGTCTGATGGGAGGACGAACAAGTGGGCGATGGAAAAGTTGGGGTTGCGTCCAAACACCTACTATAAGGCAGTTGCGAAGTATCGGGCGGAACACGGGTTGCCTCCGCTGGAGAGCCGAAACAAAAAGGGGGTAAAAAAGGGGGATGTTTAACGAGGCAAACAAGAAACAGGTTCTTGAAATGCAGGATCAGTTTTATTCTGACAGAATCGGGAAAGTGTACGGCGATTTTGAAGTTACCCGTGTTTGGTATGATTGGGAAACACATAAACAGATGTGGGAGCTAACCTGTCAGAAGTGCGGAAGGAAGAAAGTCACGCATAACGGGAAAGATTATGCGAAAGGGAAGAATCAAGGGATTTGTGGGTGTGAAACAAGAAAAAGAATAGCAGCGGAAAAGGAAACCGCAAGGATTAAAAGAGAAAATTTGCCAAGCAACCCAAAGTGGATTGGGCAGAAAATTAGATGCTGGGAGATAATTGGATATAAAACGGGATTCGGCTGGAAAACGAGATGTACCTTTTGTGGTGCAGAGAATTACCACGCTCCAAAGTTTTTGTTGAGAGAAAATCCTATGGTTTGTATTTGCCAAACAAACCGAGGAAAGTTTGATATAGAAAAATGGAGAGGTGTTCGAAAATACCATCTAACCGTTGTTGGAAAACGCAAAAAGATGTTTGTGTGCAGATGTGATTGCGGTAGATCAGTTGAAGTAAATCCGGTGCTTTTTGAAAATGGGACAATAAAGAGTTGTGGAAAAGCAGATTGTATTCATCATAAGTCCCTTATTAGTACACATGGATTATCAAAAGATAGGATATACAGAATTTGGAGCGGAATGAAAGAGCGGTGTTATAACCACAAAAACCATGCGTGGAAAACATACGGTGGGCGAGGAATAGACATTTGTGATGAATGGAGAGAGGATGTGTTTGCGTTTAGGGATTGGGCTCTGTCGCATGGGTATGCCGATAATTTATCAATAGACCGAATTGATAACGACAAAGGGTACTCACCAGATAATTGTAGGTGGGCTGATGCAAAGGCGCAAGCAAACAATCAACATCCGAAATATACATTTACCGCAAGACCAACCAAAAAGCGGAGCAGGAAACGGAAACTGGAATGGGAGATTAATGGAGAAACGAAGTCGGCCATTGATTGGTGCGAGCAATACGGATTGAGCTTTTCTTTTGTATCTTACCGCATTAAGAAAATGGGCATGACACCATACGAGGCATTAACCACGCCGAAAGTTACCGCTGGTAGGCCAAAAACGACAATATCCTAAAAAATAAAAAAAGACGGCTCCATCACAGTGGAGGCCGCCTGTAAGCAGATTGGGATTAGTAAGATCCAGTGGTATGTGCTGGAAAGGAGAGCTTTCTAAAATCCCGTGAAAAAAAGGCGCATTGAAAAATCGCCGCACAAAACAAAAAGAGGGTGGTTTTGGTGAGTAAGATGAAAGACCTCATCGGCCAAAGGTTTGGGGAACTGACAGTAATAGAACCCGCTGGGCGCTCGCCCAAAGGCGCCATGCTTTGGCGGTGCATATGTCGCAGATGCGGAAATGAGTGCGTCGTGGAGGGCCAACGGTTAACCGATAAAAAATCGCCAAAGAAAGACTGTGGATGCAAGAAGCGTGAGAAAACAGCAGATCTTACCGGAAAAATCTATGGTGCGCTGACTGTATTAAAGCGAACCGGAATTGACAAGCACAGGAACGCGCTGTATCTGTGCAAGTGTTCCATGTGCGGATCTGAAAAAGAGTTCCCCGCGCAGACGATAAGGAATAAGCCAAAAGGATGCGGCTGCCAGCAATACAAAAGCGAGGAAATGAAGAAATACTCTGATCTTGCTGTTAAGGCCAAGTTCGTAGAAACGGGCGGAACAAAACGTGCGGATATTGCGGCGGTGAAGTCAGATAAGGCGATGATAAGAAGCAAAACCGGTGTGCGTGGCGTTATGTTGGAAAAGAATGGCAAGACATACAGAGTAGCCGTTCAGGTTTCTGGAGAACGCTGGGTAAAAACGGGTTTTCTGTCTATTGAAAGTGCAAAGTCCGCGTATGATTCGAAAAAGAGGGAGTTGTTAGAAAAGTATGGGCTGGATCAAAATAATGCCTGAAGCGATGCTGTGTTGCATGATGGGTGATTATGAGAAATTGTGTGAATTGTGAATACAATGAAATAGAGTGGCACGACAGGATTGAGTGGCCTGATGGGATGGAGTCTCCTGCTGGATGGTCACTAAGGTGCAAAAGAACAAAAATGAGCCGTTTCTTTTTGGGGAATATGCCGGAGGAGTTTTCGCTTCCGATTGATAAGAATTGCAGATACTATGATGGGGCAATATTGAATGGACTGGATCAAATGCACTGATAGGATGCCACCAGATATGGAGCCAGTGATGGTGACGGTAAGATGGGCGGGTAAGAAAAAGATTTTGTCTAATTACAGATATTTAAAAGAATATGAAGCCTGGCAGTTTCAAGATAAAATGTTTGAGGAATGGACTCCAATAAATTCCGTATTTAAAGGGATGATAGTTACTCACTGGATGCCTATTCCAGAACCGGCGGAGGATTGAATATGCGCAGATATGTACATTACGGGCACGACCACTTTGATAGAGAGAAATTTCAAGAGATAAAAAAGTGATATTGCTCGGATACTTCGATAATTTAGAAGAAGCAAAAAATGCAAGACTAAACGCAGAGAAAGAATATTTTGGAGGATTGATAGATAGTGAAGCTTGATGAACTGATTAAGAAAGCAAGAGAGAGAGATCTATCTGATGCCTCTGCGTTGCAAGATTTGTTTGATGTATGTAGATTGTATGAATCCGAAAATTTTGAAGAAGCCCACAGCGTTAATAAGGAAGTCCGCCGCCTATCGGCCAAATATGCAAAAGAGCAGAACAGCTTCAAGATGTTTGATCTGAATAAGCGAAGTCTGCTGTTTGATGCTCCGTATGATTTTGATGCGCATTGCCGGTATATTGAATGGAACCGTGAACCATCCAAGCGATTTTATTTGCCGAGGCGAAAGCAGCTTTATAAAGTGGCGTCTGCGCTGCAAAAACTTGCAGATAATGAGCTGGATTTGTTGGCAATTTCTTTGCCGCCTGGTGTTGGTAAAACTACTCTTGCACTGTTCTTTCTAACATGGCTGGGCGGGAGGAATCCGGAAAAACCAATTTTAGGAGGTTCCCATTCCAATGCTTTTTTGCGAGGCGTTTATGATGAATGCCTTCGCATTATGGATCCGCAAGGGGATTATCTTTGGCATGATGTCTTTCCAACGGTGCAAGTGGTTAAGACCAATGCCCAAGACATGATGCTTGATCTTGGAACAGACTCAAAGAAGGGAAAGCGCTTTGCGACATTGGAATTTTCGTCTGTTGGATCAGGAAATGCTGGTAAGGTTCGTGCAGAAAATCTACTGTACTGTGATGACTTGGTTGATGGTCTGGAAAGCGCTCTTTCAAAGGAACGTATGGACAAGCTTTGGAATTTATATGCGACAGATCTGCGCCAGAGAAAAATTGGAAATTGCAAGGAACTTCATATTGCCACTCGCTGGTCAATTCATGATGTTATTGGACGGCTGGAACAGTCATATGGGGAAAGTAGGCGGGCAGAGTTTATCGTCATCCCTGCGTTGGACGAGAATGATGAGAGTAATTTTGATTACGGGAATCATGCTGGATTTACCACGGCGTTTTACCATGAACAACGAGAAGTGATGGATGATGCAAGTTGGAGGGCTCTTTATATGAACCAGCCTATCGAGCGCGAGGGTCAGTTGTATAGTGAGGATGAGCTGCGCCGGTACTTTGAGCTTCCTGATAGAAAACCAGATGCAATTCTGTTTGTGTGCGATACGAAGGACAAGGGCACTGATTACTGCGTCATGCCGATTTGTTACCAGTACGGAAATGACTTTTATTGTGAAGACGTAGTATGCGACAACAGCAATCCAGAGGTCGTAGAGGCGAGGCTAGTGTCAAAGCTTCTTCAACACAAGGCTCAGATGGGTCAGTTTGAAAGTAACAGCGCTGGTGGTAAAATAGCAGAAAAAGTTCAAAAAGAAGTGAAAGAATCCGGGGGAATCGCAAAAATCACAACAAAATACACAACACAGGGGAAAGAGACAAAGATCATAGTAAATTCCCCGTGGGTAAAAGAACGGGTTTTATTTAAGGACAATTCCATCATAAAGAAGGATAAGGAGTATCGCCGGATGCTAAACTTCCTATGCGGCTATACGATGGCTGGGAAAAATAAACATGACGATGTTCCTGATGCTTTGGCAATGTTTGCTGAGTATGTCCAGCAACTAGAAGGGAACAAGGTGGAGGTATTCCGACGCCCGTTTTAAAAAGTATCTTGTGTTTTTTTCTCATAAATTGGTTTACAAACACATTATATTGTGGTATAATTAAAAAAGAAATACAATATATAGTATTTCGGGAGAGAGTAAGCGGGCCGACGGTACATCGCCGGAGGCCCAAATACGGTACGGATGTCCGAATGGATGGGCATAGGCTCTCAGATGGGAGCACAAGGCGGTTCAAGCCCACCCCGTGCCACAAATCCGCAAAAGCGGAAATAAACCAATCTGATTTGCTGGCTGTGGAAGAGACACTTTTCCCATTGTATCTTGCGCTGTATAGTGGGAGAAAACAAATGGCGCACGTATAGGACGGTGTGCAAATCCTGATAATCACACAACATAGCCCTGTTACGAGGGCTATTTGCAGCGCTGGTGTAATTGGCGCATACCAGCTTTCAAAGCTGATGGTACGGGTTCAAGACCCGTGCGCTGCTCCAAATTTTCAGGAAAGGTGGGCGGTTGATTGAAGGTAAATGTTTTTTGCCCCATATGTGCCGCCGCCGGTATCCGAAGAAAGCTTATGGAAGTAGAAGACGATGCAAATGGAACTGTTTATCCATATTGCAAAGGATGTCATAAAAACATAAAAATAGTTCTTCCTTTGAGGAAAACTGAAATAAACCAGTGCCAAGTGCCTCTCCCTTGATGGAGCTAACAGTGCCAAGTGCCAATGAGTTTCCGAGATTCATTTCCCGGATTCTTGTTGGCGCTTTTTTGTTTGTTTGGAGGTGACAAGGTGACTGAAAACGATACTGTTCGAGCTATATCTGAGTGGCCGGTCAATGGTTTGACGGGTCGGCGTAAAATCTACACCGCGAAAAAGCGAGTCACCCCGGAAAATGTGGTGGATGTGCTGGGAAAAGCGCTGGCAGTGCATCGTATCAACAGGGTAGAAACAGCCTACCTGTATGACTATTACAGAGGGAAACAGGACATCCGCCTGAAAAATAAAATCGTCCGCCCGGAGATTAACAACAAGGTGATGATTAACCGTGCGAACGAGATCGTGGTCTTCAAGTCCGCTTACCTCTTGGACGGCCCGATCCGCTATGTATCAAACGGCGGAGAGGATGATATTTCCACCAGTGTAAACACACTTAATGAGTATATGCGGGCCGAGAGCAAAGACACTCTCGATAAGGAACTGGCAGACTGGATGCACATTTGCGGTGTGGCGGTGCGTATGGTTCTCCCTGATGAAGCAGGAGAAGAAGATGGTTCCCCCGTATCCATTTACACCCTTGATCCGAGGGCTGCGTTCTGCATCTATCACAGCGGAATCGGGCAGAAAAAGGTCGCGGGTGTGATAGAACAAGTAGACGAAGAGTGTCAGCCTTATTTTTGTGTATATACCCCGGAGTGGTACTTCGAGGTACAGAACGGTAAGATCACGAAGCAAGAGACCCGCACCATACCATACATCCCCATTGTGGAGTATGTGAACAACGATGCACGAATGGGGGCCTTTGAGCCGGTCATCCCTATCCTGAACGCCATCAATATGATTGAGTCTAACCGGCTGGACAGTATCCAGGATTTCGTGAACGCTTTTGATGTGTTCCAGAATTGCGAAATTGACAAGAACGCATACAGATCCCTTGCTTCTGGAGGCATGGCGATTGAAATTAAGGGTGTTCCTGGTATGGAAGCCAAAGTCTACCGCATTGCCTCTGAGCTGAATCAGGCCAACACGCAGACTGTTGTGGACGATTTGGAAGACGCCTATCTAACCATCTGCGGGATGCCGAACCGGAACGGCGGTTCCTCTACAAGCGACACCGGTCAGGCGGTCATTTACCGGGACGGCTGGTCTGCTGCTGAGAGCCGGGCTAAGGACACGGAAAAGACATGGGAGCGGTCAGAGAGAGAGTTTCTACGGCTGGTGTTGTATATCTGCCGGGAGACTGGAGATTTGGGCTTGCAGTTGTCCGACATCAAGCCGGAGTTCACTCGGAAGAACCTATCCAACATCCAGTCCAAGGCGCAAGTGCTGGCGGAAATGCTGAACAACAGCAAGATTCATCCGAAGCTGGCGTTCCAGTACAGCGGGCTATTCAGCGACCCCGAGGAGGCTTATCGAATTTCACAATCCTATTACGAGGAACAGCAGCGCAAGATGGAGCGGAGTCTGCGAGATGAGCTGGCGGCGGAACGGGCCAACGAGGATAATGCACAGAAAAGTGAATTGGAGAATGAAGAATGAAAAAGTTGTTTATTTCTCAGCCCATGCGGGGCAAAACCGACGATGAAATTCTGGCCGAACGGAGTAACGCTATTCAGGCGGCGAAGGACAGCCTGGGGGAGCCTGTCGAGGTCATCGACAGTTTTTTCCAAAACGCACCGGCAGAAGCAAAGCCACTGTGGTATTTAAGCGAAAGCCTGAAACTGCTGGCTACTGCTGATGTAGCCTATTTCGCTCCCGGCTGGGACAAAGCCCGTGGGTGCAAGATTGAAAGCATCTGTGCTAAGGAGTATGGGATTCACACCATCGAGGCTTGAACAAGATGGATTCTGGATATTACGGTCTCACAGACAAAGCCATCGACCTTTTGAACAGGAGGGCGGTCAAGCGGTTTGAGGATGCCAAAGATGAAGCGGCGCAGATGGGCTTTGATGAACTCAATGTGCTGGAAGTTACCCGAACACTGTATCAAGACCTCGCCCGTGATAATCAGAAAATCTTTCTTGAACTGGCGCAAGAGCGGTATCAGGAGACCGAACCGCACGGAGAGGAACTGCCTGATTTAGCGTGGCTGCTGGCTCTGCTAGCGGCGTACAACGCTGTGACGAAAGTCATATATGACAACGACGTTGACCGCAAGAGGCAGTACACCGCTGAGGGCATCAATTCCAGTACGGCCAAAGTAACGGAGTTTCGGCGGGGACTACATTACTGGGCTAATCTGACGGCTACATACGGGGATATCGTGACCGATGAATCCACATTGAAAGCCTATCGTGATGCCGGGGTGAAAAAGGTGCGCTGGGTAACTGCTGGTGATGAGAAAGTGTGCGAAACCTGCCGGGAACGAAATGAGAAGATTTATTCCATCAATTCGATACCGCCTAAACCGCATAGGCGGTGCAGGTGTGTATTTGAACCTGTGAGATAGGGGGACGTACATGGTAAAGACAAAAACAGTAGAAACCGTTGAGGAATACGACGAGAACGGGAAACTGGTCAAGAAAACCGTGACCGAAAAAGAGGAAACGGACGACAGCCCTATTCGCTATCCGTATTCATACCCAGTTTGGGCACCCACTATATGGGAACCGTACTGTAAGACTACTTGTGAAAGTGAAGTTTAAGCGGCCCAGCCGTTTGAATATGGCCCCAGAGAAGGGGCGGTATAAATCTCCCAACAGCGAGAGAACGCTTAATAACCCGAAAACATAGTGAGAGAACACTTACAAAACCCAAAAGGAGAATTTACATGAAAATTTCCACCGACAGCATTCAGGGCTTTGCTGAAATGAGCGATGCCGACAAGGTTACTGCCCTGCTGGGGCTTGATGTGCCTGATCCGGTTGATTTGAGCGGCTTTGTGAAGAAAGAAGTTTTTGACGCAAAGGCAACAGAGGCCGCCAACCTTTCTAAGCAGCTCAAATCCAAGATGACCGACGATGAGGCGGCCAAGGCCCAAGCTGACGCTGACCGCAAGGCGCTGGAGGACAAGTACACAGAACTTCTGCGCAAGTACACTATTGCCGAGCATACCGCCCGCTATATCTCTATGCCGGGCTATGATGAGAAACTGGCCCGTGAGACAGCAGAGGCGTTATTTGACGGCGATATGGAGCGGGTCTTTGCCAACCAGCAGAAAGCCAATGCCGCCCATGAAAAGAAACTGCGGGCTGATCTGGTGAAGCATGACCCCAAGCCTTCTGGATCTGGTGGTGGGAATGATGAGGAGGACAAGGCCGTGGAGTTTGCCAAAAATTTGGGTAAACAGCGAGCCGACGCCCTCAAAAATGCAAACGAAGGTTTGAAACACTATTTTTGATGAAAAGGAGAGAAACAGATGAAGTTTTCCAAGACTTCTGTTGGCGGCACTGTAGAAATTTTGGCCGCTGACGATTTTGTGGCAATTCCTATTAAAGTGGATGAAACATCGACTGTTAAGGCTGGAACGCCGATGACTTCTGCTGGGAAAAAGATTGTATCCACGTCTTATGCTACTGCTGCAGGTATGCTCCTGTACGATGTAGATCCGACAGAGAATCCGAACGGAGCGCTGCTGGTTCAGGGCGTTGTAGACAAGGCAAAAGCTCAGGAGCATTCTGGTGTAACACTGGATACGACATTTGCAGTGCCCGGGATTATCCTGCGGGACAACATCGGCGTGAACGAGTAAGGAGGCGAACATAATGGATTTGAGAGAAGTTTTTACACCTGCTGCGATTGCGGCGAACTGGACGGAGGTTGCTTCCAACCAGATTCCCTATCTGGGCGCTACCCTGTTTCCTGCCCGCAAGAAGGCTGGCCTTGATCTGTCCTGGCTCAAAGGTTCCCGTGGCCTGCCTGTGTCTCTGATGCCTTCCGCTTTTGATGCTAAGGCTACCTTCCGGGATCGGATTGGCTTTGAGAAACTGGAGACGGAAATGCCCTTCTTCCGCGAGGGTTACAAGATCAAGGAGAAGGATCGGCAGGAGATGCTTCGGGTTCAGGAGTCTACCGACCCGTATGCTGCTGAGGTGATCGCCCGTGTGTTTGACGATACCCGTGATTTGATTGATGGCGCGAATGTTGTCCCTGAGCGGATGATTATGCAGCTGCTTTTCCCAGAGGGCGGCGATGTTGGCATTGCGATCAAGGCAAACGGGATGGATTACACCTACAAATACGATACGGATGGTTCCTGGAAAACAACCAACTACACTGCTCTGACCAGTACTGCAACTTGGGACAAGCCGGCAACAGCAGATCCCTTTGCGGCGTTCAAAGCGGTTAAGGATGCAATCCGTGCAAAAACCGGAACTGAGCTGACTGTAGCCATCATGAACTCCTATACCTTCAATCTGTTGTCCAAAATGGATGCTGTAAAGAACCGTTATATGACTACCAACGGCATGTCTCTTGGATATCTGACTGAAAACGAAGTAAAGGCGGTTGTGGAGTCTACTTCTGGTTTGCGGATTGCAATTTACGATAAGCAGTATCGGGACGAGAGCAAGGTTGCTCATGCGTTTGTGCCAAACGGCTATGTCTGCCTGATCCCTGACGGAACGCTTGGCGGAACATGGTACGGCACTACGCCGGAAGAGGCGGATCTGCGCGGAGCGTCCAGTGCAGAGGTTTCCATTGTAAATACCGGAGTTGCCATTACCCGCGTTCTGCAGGAGCACCCCGTAAACATCAATACCTTTGCATCCGAAATTGTCCTTCCTTCCTTTGAGCGTATGGACGAAGTGGCAGTACTTAACGTGCTGGGGGAATAATCGGGTCTGACATTCTGACGCTGTTCCCCGGCAGTCAGACCCTATTGGGGAAGCAGGTGTCCGACCTAGTAGGCAATGATCTGATGGTCAAGGCAGACGGTTCAGTCTCTGGTACATTCCATCATGTGACAGGATACACAGAGTTCAGTTCGGAACCGGATGAACAGGATGGATATTACTTCCCGTTCCACCTGACAAAGACTGGAAGCAAGATGACATTCAAAAAGAACGGTTCGCCTACAAAGCAGGACATTACCTTTGATCCGGACATTATTTTCCGTGTGACGAAAACGGATACTTTTGAAGTCCTGGTGGATGGGAAGAGCGTTGTGATTTTCCGTTTTGACGGAGCTTCGTTTGAGTAAAAACAGGAGGCGGCATGAAGTTTATTTCGAATTACCGCGTGTGCTATAACGGCCGGTTTTATGAGGCTGGTTCTCCGTTCCAGATCAGGGACGAAGACGCGGATACAATGCAAAAGCATGGGACAGTACTCCATGAACCTTCGCCGCCTCCTGCTGCCCCAAGAAAAGCAGGAAGACCGAGGAAGGTGAATCATGGAGAATCTGGAAAGGCTGAAACTGCGCACCAATGAATCCGATGAAGAGCTGCTTCAAGAGCTTTTGGAGAGCGCTAAACATGCGATTTTGGCACGCCGGTTCCCTTATGGAGAATACCCGGAAACATTGGAGCCTCGCTACAGCGACCTGCAGGTACGGATTGCACTGGCGGCCTATAACAAGCTTGGGGCGGATTATCAGACAAGCCACAAAGAAAATGGTG